AAAACTAGCTCTATTATTAGATTATGAAAAAATAAGTAAATGATAACAATTATTTTAGGAACTGCTCATTAGAAAAGTATTCTTGGAAAAGGTTCTCCAGATGGAAAATTTAGAGAATATAAATATTCTAGAGAAATATGTAAAGCTATAAGTGAAATTTTAAAAGACATGGGATATAGAGTATTTATAGATGTAGAAGATGATGATCTACATATGACTCAATCAAGAGAGTTAAGTACTCGATGTAAAATTGTTAATGATTTAGTAAAACAATATAAAAATTGTATATATGTTTCTATTCACGTAAATGCTGCTGCTTCAGATGGCAAATGGCATACTGGAAAAGGATGGGAAATTTATACATCTCCTGGAAAAACTAAATCTGATAATTTAGCAAAATGTATATATGAATCAGCTAAAAATAATCTTACCAATGTTAAGCTTAGAACTGATTTCTCTGATGGAGATCCTGACAAAGAAGCAAATTTATATGTATTAAATCACACGAATTGTCCTGCAGTATTAACTGAAAATCTTTTTTAGGATAATAAAAATGATGTAGATTATTTACTTAGCGATGAAGGAAAACATTCAATTATAAGACTTCACGTAGAAGGTATTTTAAAATATATAAAAGATAATTCTTAATTTTAATATTAATGTTATATGTTATATGGAATATGATAAAATAAATGGAAATGTAGCGTTTTTAGAAGGACCTCATAAATATTTTAATATTACTGATCCTTCTATTCAATATGTTTCAGTTACAACTCTTATTGAAAAATATGGAAAACCATTTGACAAAGAATTTGTAAGTAAATACAAAGCTCTTGAAAGAATAATGGATCCAGTAGATTGGAAAAAAGAAAAGGGAGGAATTTGGAAAGGACATAAGATTCCTAAAGATTTTTTAGAAGTATATAGTATTGACGAAAAAGAATTAAATAAAACTCAACAAGAGATTCTTGATGAGTGGACTGAAACTAACAGAGTTGCTTGTGAAAGAGGAACTAAAATTCACGCGCAATTAGAAAATTCTTTTTATAATGCAGGTTCAAACATAACTTTAAAAAAATTTGGAATAGGAGGAAAATTTGAATGTAAAAAAAATTATTCTGATTTAGATTTAGATTATGGAGTTTATCCTGAATATCTTATTTATTATGATAATCCAAAAATAGATTTACATTTAGCTGGACAAATAGATTTAATAGTTAAATCTAAAAATGAAATAACTATTATAGACCATAAAACTAATGCTAAAATTGATACTAAAGGATTTTATAATAGTTCTACAAGAAGTTCAGATAAAATGTTATATCCACTAGGACATTTAGACGAATGTAATTTCAATCATTATCAATTACAATTATCTACATATGCTTGGATGCTTCAGAAGATTAATCCAGAATTTACAATTAAAAATTTAATTCTTAATCATTATGATCATAGTGGAAAGAATACTTTATATAATTGTTCTTATTTAAAAGACGATGTAGAAAAGATGTTAAAACATTATGCTAAACAACAGAAACTTGAAAAACAAAAAGCTAAATATGCACGTATAGAATATTGATGAACGTAGAGAAATTTGTAATAAATGCCCTATATATAGTCCTTCTAGAGGTTTATGCAATCCAAAACTTTGGTTAAATCCAGATACAAATGAAGTATCTACTTCAGCAAAATCTGGATTTATCAGAGGATGCGGTTGTCATATTTTAATAAAGATGAGAAATCTTACTAATCATTGTATAGCAGGTAAATGGTAATATGAATCTCTTTCTAAAATTACGAAATATTATAATTGGTAACTGGAGAAATTTAACCGGATATCAATCAGATGAAACAACACGTAGAAGATAGATTTGTAAAACTTGTGAACATAATATTAAATATATGGGAACAAGAATATGTGATCAATGCGGATGTATAATTGAATCTAAAACCGCAGTTGAATCAGAAAAATGTTTAATGAATAAATGGTAATATGGAACATCCTATTTTAAGTGAAAATGAAAAAATAGCTATGCAAATGGCTGGAGAAAGTACAAGTAGAGTAATGACTTTAGATGGTAGAACTGCTGATGATATTATTGCAGAAAGAAACACTAAAAGAGCTAATGAAGAAATAGAAAAGTTTAATGAAAAGATTGACAAACAATTTACCAACGTAGAAGAATTTGCTAAAAAGGTAAATGAAAATATGTCTAATATTGAAATAATGCCTATTGGTAATTATGTTCTTTGTAAACAATTTGAAGAAAATCCTTTCCAAAGAATAGTAAGAGATTCTAAATCCGGACTTATTCTTGATATGGGAGGAATGGCTCCTCAATATAAAAATACAGATAATGGACAAGTTGAGGAAGAAGAAAACATAATTAAAGTTGGAGTTATTCAAGAAGTTGGTCCAGAATGTAAATGGTGTCAACCTGACGATACTATTTTCTTTACTAAAAATTCTGCAGTGCCAGTTCCATTCTATAAACAAAATTTACAACTTGTATGTGAAAACAGAGTTCTTGCTGTAGTTAATGAAAATTTAACAGAAAGATTTAATAAAAATAAATAATGATGGATGAAAAGATTTATTTTATTCCTGGATAGAAAGTAACACTTCGTCAGGATATACCAAATAAACCTATTATGTTGGTACATAGAGTAGAACGCTCTATAATTAGAAATGAAGATAAAAATGCCTTACTTAAAGGAGTAAAGGTAAGATGGTTTACAGAAAACGGATTCTTACAAGAAGCTGTTTTCTCAACAAAGGATTTAATCTTAATTGATTAATTATGGATACAAAAGGATTACAAAAAGAATTTATAGATTGGTGTAAAAGTAATAAAAAACAACCTAAATCAAAAGAAGAAACACAACAACTATTTGTTACCTTTATGAAAGAAAAGCATCCAGAAGAATACAAGGCTGCAGTGGAAAGTCAACAGAAACAAGCCCAAAAAGCTCTTCATGGTGCAAAACTTCAATATATTCGTTCTTTAAAGAATCAATGTCCTGAAGGAGAAGAACTTTACTATTATAAAAAAGGTGGTTCTGTTGGATGTGGTTGTAAGAAGAAAATGGAAGAAGGAGGACAGACTCCTAAAAATAAAAATAACGCTATAGACAAATTTAAAAATAGAAAACAAGATTAGGCTACTAAAGACTCTATAGCAGTAAATAATTATGGAGCTGAAGATATTGAATCCACTAGACCTGGAACATATAAGAAAAATAAAGAAGGAAAAGTACAATGGACTCCTGATAGAACTAAAGCTCCTTATAATAAAACTTCCAAAAAAGAAAAAGGAGGAGAACTTAAAAAAGATTGTTACGGATCTAAAATGAAACCACTTAAAAAGAAAGGTGGAGAAGTTTGTCCTAAGTGTGGTAAAGTTCATGCTGCTGGACTAGGTTGTGCTGTTGCTAAATTTAAATCCTATAGACAAGGAGGTAAATAAAATTAAAAAAAATAAAATGTTAATGTAAATATGAATTTAAATGTTTTTGATTATGATTAGAGAACTGGTGCAGTAATTCTTAATTCAGCAGACCTTGCTCTTATTGATGAATTTAGAACAATTATTAAAAGAGATAAAGATAGAGCTGATAGAGAATTTACTTATATTTATTTAGCAATTGATTGGAAATCCCCTTATAATGGATATTCAGAACAAGAGAGACATGAAGCTGCTTTATAGGACGCACATATAACAGAAGAAGAATGGAATGATCCTTTATTTAGAGCAGCTTGTAGAAAATATAGAGCTTTACAAGAATCTAATCGTTACGTTCGTCTTCTTAAATCTGCAGAATTAGTAACCGATAAAATTATCGATTATTTTAATAATGTAGATTTAGAAGAACGTGATGAACAAACAGGAAAATATGTTAATAAAGTAGCTGATATTCAAAAAGCAATGGAAAATGCTTCTAAACAAATAGAAACATTAAAAATGATTGAATCTCTTGTTAAGAAAGAGATTGCTGAACAAAGTCAGATTCGTGCAGGAGCTACTGAAGGATTTGTTCCTGATTTATAATGGAAGAAGTTAAAAAGAAACGAGGAAGACCTCGTAAAAATCCTACTCCTGAATTACCAAATGAAATTTAGAATTTAGTAGATGAAGTTCAAGATAAACAACAGTAGCTCCAAAAAGAAATAAATGAACTTCAACAACCTGAAATAATTCATAAAGAAGGAGATTGGGATGTCAAAATTGGAGATCCAATTGAATATTTTGACAAAAGACTTTCCTATGAAATAACAGGATATAGACCTATTACTGAAACAGAAGGATTAGATTTTGATCCTTCTTGGTTTACTGAAGCTAGAGATACTAAAATTCAAACAGGACATTATACTTCTTATTATTTTGGTTCTAAAGCATATAGAGATTTCTGGAATCAAGAATATAAAAGATGTAGAGATGGAATGACTGTTAATGGTTACACAATTCCTGGAACTTATTATTATTTTTTAAATTATTATCAATTACCACAAACCGAAGTTAAAAAACTTGGTACTAGTCGTAAAGATATATTTCCAGAGTTTTATACTGCACAATATGAATTCTTTCATTACTTTGAATTATGTAAAATATTAAAAAAGGATTGTTGTTTGTTTAAAGCTCGTGGTTGCGGATTTAGTGAAATTAACGCAGCTATTTGTGATTAGATTTACAATTGCTTTCCTAATTCAGTATGTATGATTACAGCAAATGCTTAGAACTATGTTGATAAATCTCTTGATAAAGTATGGGGAGGACTAACATTTGCTAATGATAATACAGATGGAGGATTTTTTAAACTTCGTCAAGTTCTTGATAAACAAATGGTTAAAAAAGCTTCTTATTATAAAATGGTAAATGGACAGAAAGTTGAAGATGGATGGATGTCTATGATTGAAGCTATTGTTGCTGATAATGATAGAAAAATTCGTGGTGACCGTGTTGATTTACTTATTTATGAAGAAGCTGGTTCTAATCCTGTTTTAAGACCTTCTTATATTAAAGGAAATGCGCTTGTAGAAATTGGAGGTAACAGATTTGGTATTAGAATGGTTGGTGGTACCGGTGGTGATATTGCTGGACTTGAAGGACTTGAAGATATGTTCTTTAATCCTCAAGGTTATAATATTTTACCTTTTTATAATAATTATACAGAAGATGGAGAATGGGTAATTACTGCATATTTTATTCCTGCTAATATTGCTTTCTATAGAGAAGGATATGTAGATAAAAGAGGAGTATGTAATATTAAAAAAGCTACTGAATTCTACATGTAGGAAAGAGCTAATTTGGAACAATCTCCAAAAGCTTTAGTAGATTATAAAGCTGAATATTGTTTATATCCATCTGAAGCATTTGCTCTTGAAGGACAAAACAATTTTAATAAAGTAAAATTAGTAGAACAAATATCTGCTATTAAATTTAAGAAAAGAAATGTTCCTAAAATAGAAAGAGGAATGTTTAAATTTAATTATAGTAATCCAAATCATAAAAGAGAATCCATTACAGGAGTGCAATTTATTCCTAAAGCAGACGGACCTATATATATTCTATAGCATCCTTTGTGGGAAATATCTACTGGAATGGATAAAGAACCTGATGAATCCGATGAAGAATATAAAGATAGAAAAGAATTAGAAGGACAAGTTTCTTTTAATAAAATGAGTAATCTTTATATAGCAGGAATTGACGGAATTGATTTAGGCTAGCAAGACACATCTGATTAGACCAAAAATCCTTCTAAACTGTGTACTACTATTAAAAGAAGAATTCATGGAATGAAAGCTCCAATGTATGTAGCTTATTACTTAGATAGACCTCAACGAATAGAAGAAGCATATGAATAGACGTTAGCTCTTTTATATTATTATAATGCAAGAGCTAATCTTGAAGCTTCTAAAGTAGGAATATTAGGTTGGGCTAAAAGAGAAAAATGGATGTAGTATTTTATGAGAAGACCTAGAATATGTTCTGGAGATCCTAATAAAAAGAAAAGCGGAACCTCTCCTTATGGTACTACAACTTCAGTAGCTATGATTGAACATGGTATTTCTTTAGTTGCAGATTATATAGAGAATTACTGGGAGGAAATGTGGTTTCTTGATATGTTGAAC